GCACTTGATAGAATAGGTATGTCTGCTTTTGCTAATGCCAATAGATTTGGTTTTTGTAATCTATCTATTATCTTACGAAGTTTAGCAAACTTCTCTGGTGCCTGAGGTGCTACTTTACCTTTTAATGGTTCATACTCTTTTTTCAATCTAGCAATCTGTGATTTAGTAAATTCTTCTAAATCAGTTTCTTCAGTAGTAGAAACTCTAATACCCATTCTTGAGGTATTTGCCGCTCTCAAAAAATTTGTAACTTTTGATTTAGGACCATTGACAATTAAATGTCCATCTTTTCTAACTTTAGTTTTTAGACCTACATTTTTTGCCATGTCTTCAAATCTTTTTAACTCTCTCTTTGTTTTAAAATTGTATACTCTACCAAGTTCTTCTTCGAAATCAGTTTCATCTTCTAACTCTTTTTCTAAATCGTCTGCTTGTTTGGCATGTGTCTTAGAACCTTTACGAAGATTTTTGATTAAGTCTTTCACAGCAGGTGCGTCATCTTGGTCTAGTTTTTCAGACTTCACAGTTGCGATTTGTTTCTTTAGATCAGCAATCTTCTTTTGTTTCTCTAAATTATCCTGTGCTTTAGCAACAGGGTCTGTTTCTTGTTCTTTGACCTTCTTTCGCATCTCTGCCAAAACTTGTGCCATAGATTTGTTATACTTCATTTTTCTCTCCGTGTTACTATTTATACTAATTATCTACTTTAGAACCAGCACGCCACTGATAACATGACCAATAACCCGCTGTCGTCTTATCTTTCTTCTGGTCGCAATTGTGTCTGGCACGAAAGGACGCCCTTCTACCAGGATCGTCTCTTTTGATTTCCATGTTAGGGTCACCAAAATTTACCTTTACAACATTACCCTTTTTGTTCTTAACATAGACACCAAACTTACGATCACTACCAGACGGCAATCTAAAAGGGTCATTAAGTTTTACTTTACGACCTTGATACTCTGCCTCAGTAATGCCTTCTGCCTCATGTTCATACACCATACCCTCACAGACAAGGTCAATGCGTTCTACTTCTTTTCTTGTTTTCATTATTTACCTCTCACTTTCGCAGCCAAGTCTTTATCTGCCTTGCCCCAAGTTCCACTTGATTTTGTTACAAAACTATTAACTCTTGCCATACCCCATTGTTGTGGTGTAGTGCCAGGTCTGTGTCCAGTTCGCCATGCTGCCATGCCTCTGTTATAAACTTTCATTAGAATACCATATGGCATACCAGATTTCTCTGCCTTCTTTTTCACACCCTCATTCTCTGCCAATAGTTCATCTAACATTTCAGATACAGTTTGGTCTAATACAACTCTATATGCGGTACCATACTCATCTTTATATTGTTCGATTGTTTCATCTAACTCTGACCATGCTTTGATATCTTTGATTTCTTCTTTGACATCTTCACCAAACATCTTGTTAAACTTCTTTGTGTGTCTACTTGGTCTTGTCTTGCCTGTAGCATCACCAGGTGCAGGTTTGTAAGCACTTGGGTCATCATCAGATTTTTTCGCACCCTTTTCAAAGTGTCTTGCTCTTGCCAATTTAGTTGCCTTTGAGTAATCACCTTTACCAGGTTTCTGATAGTAAACAGATGGTTGTGTGCCAGGTCTATCTTTGATATCTTTATCTTGCCCACCGTATGCTGTCTTCTTACCTTCTTTTTCTTTTTTCTGTTCTTCTATTTCAACACTTTCAAACTTTTGAAACTTACGACCTTTTACTAAAGTTCCATAATCTCTTACTTGACCAGGTGTTTTGATATTGAAAGTTCTCATAGTTTTAATCTGGTCTGCATGATCTGGTCCTTGAGACCAAGTATCTACATTTGCAATCTTTGGTTGACCTGGTGTTACGATTGGTAACTTTCTTTTCTTATCTTTCTTTTCATCTTTTTCAGTTTCATCTTGTTCTCTATCTACACCAGCAGATTGTTGATCTTTCGCACTATCATTATCTTTATTCTGTTTTATTTCTTCTTCAAATGATGAAAAAGATTTTAGTTGTTTACTATTCTTTTGTAATACTAATTTTTTCTTATCAACACTTTCTGTTTGTAATTCTGTATCAATAACCTCTGCAGGTTGTATATCATCTAAAAATGCCTTCTCTACACCACCATCTTCCATTTCATATTGAATATAGTTTGGCCCTCTTTTGATAATCGTACCTACATTACGATTTGATATTACCTCAATTTGTTCACCCATTAAATAAATCTCATTATTGTGATACTGTTCTCTAATATTCTTCAACTCCTCATTATCATTAGGTGGTAGTATTTCTTCACTTACCCCCATTTGTTTTTTTAAGTCTTTAAATAATTTCATGGCGTCATTCTCCCTTGTGCCTGCGATAAGTCCCGCTCTAAAACTTTTGAAGTCATTTCTCATAGCAAAATCTCTCATCTTACTGGCACTCATTCCTTTTGCACCAGTGGCGTCTGGGTCTCTACCCCCAGCACTCACTACTTCAATTGTATCAAAGTTATAGTCCTTACCATTATACTGTTTCGTTAATCTTCTAAATTCTGCGACCCTATCTGAACCTGCAATCATCATAACATCTGTATATTTTTTGTCAAATCTATTTTTCAATATTTCCATAAATGTTCGTTCTCTACCCGTTGCAGGTAAAATTTGTATGCCAGTTGGATACATCTTTTTTAGATAGTCAATCTTTTGTTTCACACTCAATGGATTTTTTCTTCTATCCTGAGTGGCACTCACATATAGCACAGGTAGACCTTTTACCCTTTTTGCCATAGTGATAACTCTATCAATTAATTTTTGATGACCTATTGTTGGTGGGTTCATACGACCAAAGGCAAACACTACGGTTTGCTTTCGCCCTACGCCCTTTCTTAATAGTTCTTTAATTGTCTTCATTAAATTCCTTAAATGATTTTATACTTTCACCTTTTGCTCTTTTCATATCTTGTGCGGTTGGTGCCCCTTTTTCACCTTTCTTTCTCATTCTCTTACCACTCGCTCTTCTCATACGAATATTATGCCAAAGGCCTTTACCCTTTTCTTTAAGATCCATTACTCCCTCCATTTCCTGAACCATTACCACCATTACCTGGTGTTGCACCATTACCATTGCCATTGCCGTTACCATTACCATTACCTTGATCGCCACTTGTATTCTGTGGTTCTTGTTTTGGTCCTGGTCCTATTCTACCATAGTAGGCATACTTTCTAAATTTAGGCACACACACTTTAAGTTTCTTATCGTACTTATATCCTGGTGGACACTTTTTACTTTCTGCAAATTCTTTAAAAGACCACATCAACCACCACCTTTCGCAATCATAATCGCTGCCATGTAATCGTTAGCGTCTTTCTCATTCTTATAAACTTTCTTTAACTCTTTCGCATGTTTACCACCTGGTGTCAAAACTCTTTTTTTGTTTTTAAATTTATCTGCATAAACACCATAACCACCACCTGGCATTTTTCTTACATCTTCACAAAATTGTTTAAATGTTAACATTAACCTTCCCAGTTCTTTGCAGCCGTAAAGTTTTGAATACTAAACTCTAGTCTATCTACTAACTTTACTGCCTTACCTTTCTTATCTACTGCAACATAACCCTCTGGGTTTGTCGCTTTCAATCCATTGCCATCTCTCTTAAATGTGCCAATAGACTTCGCTTTGTTAAGTTTGTCTATAATTACTTTCTTTGCCCTTTGTAGAGACTTGTAAGTTGCACAGGCCATATATATACTCTCATTATGGTCATCAATAAATTTTATACCAGTATCTTGTATCGTTTGATATTTTTGTTTTGCCTTATCAGTTTTAACACCATCTATTTCTTTTTGTGTTTTTTCAGCATAATAACTTTTAAAATTTGTAGCGGTCTCTTTCGTACTTGGCAAATCTGTTGCCGCTCTTATGAAAGAGTTAAGATAAGTTTTCAATTGAACACCAACAGATAAAGTATTCTTTTCTGTTTTAATTTTATTCAACATTTCTTTACCTTGTTTAAGACTACCATTTGCCTGATTGATTATCTTTTGTAATTGTTGAGTTTCACCTATAGTCATTGTGGCATTACCAGATACATCTTTATATGAAGCGTCATCAAACCACACATTTGGTGATCTTCTTAATTTAGAAACATTGGCACCAAACTTTGCTTTCATCTTATCAAAACTACTACCCTTA